GGCCCAGATCACCATGCCAGCCTGCACTAGGATTGTGAAAATTAGACCTAATGGAACTTTTTTATCTAAGTGCCAGCCGCTTTGTTCTTGTTGCATGGGTTGCGTATGCAGTGCGCGGCGTTCACTTTCTCGCCTATCGGCTGTTGAGGCTTGAAAATCGGTCATTGCATATCCTGTGGTAGGTTAAATTTGGCGCGGGTATAGGCCCGTTGGCAGTGGCCTGGCTGAAACCAGAACAGCGCATCAATCAGCGGACGGAACTTGCCGTAAAAAAGGCCATTGGTTTCTGCGCGCCATGCGGCACTGCTGAAACTCTCAAATGGGTAGGCAGCACCCAGCGTGCACAGACTGAACAGGAAACAGTCTGCGATAAACAGGATGTTGACTACCCGACTCATTTGTCAGCCAGTGCGGTGGTTGTTACTTCGCGCAGCAGGACCATCAGGACCGGCCACAGCAACACCGCATAGGTGCGGTAAGGCAAAGGGATGTATTGGCCTAAAAATCCGCTGTTGGCTTCAATGATGGCTAGCACGGCGCCCACCATGGCCACCCAGTAGGTTTTACTTTTCAGGCGCTGAATCAGAATTTCCATGCTGCGGCTCCAATCACTGCAAAAAAGATGGTGAGTAGGTAAATGAGGATTGCAATCCAAACGGTGCGCCTGGTCATCACAACCCCAGCTTGGATTTTTCAGCGCGGCCCCACTGGCGCACGGCTTCAACAAACTCGCCAAAGACCGTCATCGCCTGCATTTCGTCACTGGCCGGGCTGTACAGGCCCACAGCAGCACCCACGCCAATGCGGGCAAAGTACATTTCGTCATCAATGCTGTAGCTGGCGCGAATCTTTTGAATCATCAGCTCACCAATCAGGCGCACGCTGGGGCTCGCGGCCTTGATTTGCTCTTTGAGCACCGGGTCAAGCGGCGTGGCCAGCGTTTCCACGCTGGCAGCAATGGCGGTGGGCTGGCTGGCAGGAAGCGTGTAGCCGGGGAACAGTGCCACCACGGTGCGGCCATCCGGCAGGGTGGCCAGCTCCTGGCCCGCTTGCTCGCCCTGCTGGGGCTCAGGCATGCGCAGCGTGTGGGTGGTAACGGAGTCGATAACTTTGCGGTAGGCGATTAAAGAGGTCATGGTGTTGTTCCTTTAGGTGGGTTAAGAGGTGTGCCAAACTGGCGGTATTGCGGGCGTGGCCCAAAACGGAGACTGCAGACTCAAGGGCGCCACGCTTGGCCGACTTGGTGAACGTGTACAGGCTGTGCTTGCGAATGAACCGGGTGCGCACCCATGTGCGAAAGCCCACAAAGTTCAGGCCGCGCTTGCACTTGTGCAGGCTGTAGCGCGAGAGCGTGAGGCCCAGTCTGGTAAGCAGGAAGTGTTTGATTTCCTCCAGCGCCTCCAAGCAGCGTTCACGGTTCCAGCCAAAAATCACAAAGTCATCCACATACCGGCAATACAGCTTTGCGCCCAGCTCGCGCTTGATGAAATGGTCCAGCGGGTTCAGCACGATCAGCGCATACATCTGGCTTAGCAGGTTGCCAATAGGAATGCCCACAGGCTGGCCGTAGTCGGCGAACATCATCATCACGGCGGTGAATCGCTTGTCTTTAATCTTGCGTTCAATCAGCTTTTGCAGGGCACTGCGGTTGATGCTGTAAAAGAATTTCCTTATGTCGAGCTGCAGCAAATAACTTGCGGGCGGGCTACTGCGCAATGCGGCCTGCGCATAGTCGGCGGCGGCATGGGTACCCTTACCCACGCGGCAGGCAAACGACTGGTCAATGAATGAGGCGTTGAAAATCGGGTAGGTCAGCCGATAAATGGCGTGTTGCACCACCAAATCACGAAACGCTGGGCCGAAGATCAGGCGAGGTTTCGGCTCGTACACCATGAACTGGGTGTAGGGCTGTGGCCGGTAAGTGCCGCTGTGCAGCTCTTGGTGCAATGCATCCAAGTTGCCGCCCAGATTGCGGGCAAATTCCAAGGTGGCATGCTTGCTCAGCTTGCCCCGGCTGGCATCAATCCATGCCTGGTACAGCGAATCCGGCGTAAAGGCCTGCTCGAACAGGTAGCCTATGCGCTTCATGGGATGGCCCCCAGACGGTCGAACACAACATGGTGCCTACTGGAATGGGAGCATCCGGCAGATTTTGCGAAGGCTTGCACCAAACGCAGGAAAGCGCCTCCCTGAATTCCACTTGCCGCTTGCGCGGTTTGAGGCATTGAGTCCGACGAAAAGCCATAGTTGTTGTTGGACGTGGAACGCGCATTATTGAAATTACGAGCCCAGACGCCCGTGATCGACGAGTTGTTCCAATTACCGCCAGCATTGACGCACAGCATATTAAGACGCCTCCCTTTTTTGCCCGCCCTCGGGATTCGATTTGCCCCGTTCGGCCTGTATCCAGCCGCCCACCATGCGGCCCAGCTCATCAACCATGCGGCTGATGACCAAGTAGCGGTGCGCTGCAGTTTTCTCAAATTCCTTTTCGGTGCACTGGGCGCCGTCTTTGAACTTGAAGTAACCCAGCTCAAACGCGAGCCGGATGAACATGCGCAACTGTTCGTGCGCAATGTCCAAATTGGTAAGCGAGGTCTTTTTTAGGTAGCGCTTTTGGCTTTCCACAATGAGTCCATACACCTCATAGGCCGAGTTGCGGATTTGCTGGCAAAGTCCGTACTTCTCGTGCCTGGGGAAGTGGTTCAGATACAGGTTCATTTGGCGTGCAAAGTCAATGAACTTGACATCGAGCTTGGCTTCATCGTGGTGGCCCATCGCTATCGCTCAGGCCTACAAATAACAGGCCGACGAAAAGCCATAGCCGCTGCTGGACGTGGAACGCGCACTACCGAAATTACGAGCCCAGACGCCCGAGATCGACGAGGCGTCCCAACTACCGCCAGCACTGACGCACAGCTCGTTTGGTCGTGCGTCATACATGTAGTCATTGCCGAACTGGTTGGAGCCACCCACGCCGGTTGCCAGTGGTACACCTGCGCCGGTCATGCCCCATGCAGTGCCGCTGGTGGCCTCAGACAGCACCTGCGCAGCCGAGCCAAACGTTTTGTTGGAGTTACTGGCGGTCAGGCTGGCATTGGTGGTGCCAATGTCGGTGTACATGGCTGCAAGGCCTGTGGCGCCCCACGCATCGGTGGCCAGCGTGTTACCGGCTGTGATGGTGGTCACATCCACGGCGGTGTTGAGCAAATAGTAGTTGGTGCCATTGCTGGTCAGGCCGTAGGGCTCAATGTCCCACACCAAGCCATTCACATCGGCTACACCGCAGTTTTGGCCGTTGTGCGTGGTCTTGCTGAAAAAGTTGGCGCTGCCGGTCTTTCCGCAGCCGGGGTAAGTGCCGTTGCCGTCCGCCACATAGGCAATGCTGCCGTCGTTGGCATCGCCCAAAGCATTGTTGTTATTGCCTTTGGGGAAGTTGGTGGACCCGGCGCTGTACCAGGCACAGTAGGTAGTGGTACTGGAGGCGCTGCCGTGTGCAAGGCTCAGCAAGGCCAGAGCGCTGCGCATGAACTGGGTGTGCGGGAAGAATGTGTTGCCCCGGCTCTTGGCTGCGGCGATGGAGCCATAGAACGTATTGGCAGGCGTTTGACCGTTGCCAGTGCAACTGGCAAACACGGCGGTGGTCAAGCTGCCGCGCACGGCGCTGGTCAGCGCATTGCCGTTTTTCAGTGAGCTTGCCACGGTGCCATTCAGTGAGCACTTGTACTTATCGTAAAAGAAGCCTGGCCGAATGGAGCCGCCGTTGTAGAAGGCGCGGTGCAGCGCGTAACCTGCAGCGTTGGCCGTGGCCACATCGGCATAGGCGCTGAATGCCTTCACATCCACCACGTTCAGGCCCAAGCCATTGGCGCCCGTGCCGTACTTGTAATAAAAGGCAGGGACGTAGACCATGACCGAGCCATCGGTGTACTGGTAGTTACCATAGTTGTCGCTGGCCGGGTCTTCGGTGCCATACAGCTTGGCAAAGCCGGTGGGGAGCTGTGGGGCAATGCCCACGCCAAAACCCTGTTGGCCCGCTACGCCAATATGGTTGATGGACCCGGCGCCGGTGGCGGTACCCACGCGGATGCCGTTAGGGAATGCAACGGGCTGGCCGTCAGGGGTAGTGACTGTGCGAACAGATAGGGTAGACATTAGGTGATGCTCCAGGTGGCGTTATCGGAAATGGTGACGGTCACGCCGTCCGAGACTTGAATGGGGCCGGTGCTTGTGGCGTTGTATGTGCTGGGTACAGAGAGATCAGCGGCGATACGGCGCGGGTTAAAGCGCACCGGGCTATCGGGGTTGGTAGCCAGCGCGGTGCTGGCATAGCCCGCAGCGGCGGCGGCGGATGCGGCGGCGGCGGCAGCATTGGCAGCAGGGTTTGCAGCGGCCACAGCAGCGGCGGCAGTCTGCGCCAAGATGCGATCTGACTGCGTAGCGGTGGACCAATCAAAAACCTCTTGGGTGCGCGCAATCATCCACGCCATGGCGGTAGTGAGGTCCGTCCACGCGGTGGGAAACCAAGACAGGAAAGCATCGCCACGGGTGGCAAAATTGACTGAATCGGAGCGCGAGGGCGGCGTGGGCGGGCTGGTGATGGATGGTTGTGTGGGTATGGTCATGTGAGGCCTTCAATTTCAAGGTTGCAAAGCGAGCCGTCCGCGTACTCCACGGCAATGGAAAAATCCCGGTAGAAACCGTACAGGGTCAGCATTTCGTAACCTGGCGTTTCGGTCGAAATCCAGACGCAGGGCGTAGCCCGCAGGTCTGCCAAGATGCTGCGCACTTTGTTGAGCTGCTGATTTTTTAGATACAGGCTGGCAGATAGGCGTTTGCTGAATGAGCGCTTCACGAACGTGGTGATGCCCAGCGCGGATGTGTCTTTGCGGCTGTAGTCAATGATTCCGGCATTGGGAGATGACAGGGATTGCCCAAGGTAATACACCGTTCCCGCCACCAAAATGCCGCACTTGGCCGTGCCGCCGCTGGTGATGGTGATGGTGATATGGGCATTGCCGTAGGGTGGTAAATCGGTTAGCACCACTTCGGAGAGCTGCACATACGGCTCAAAGAAGTATTGGTACCAGTCGGCCAGAATCGTGCCATCCAGCGACTTGGTGAACGAATAAACGATGGCGCCCGCTAGTGCATCGCGCACGGTGACGGTGAGTGTGGTGCCCTCCAGACCGAACAGGGCTAAGCTGTTGCAAAGGCCTGGCTTGATGACCACCGTCAGGGTGGATGCGGCGCTAGTTTGCGTGCTTATCTCGCTGTCGAACATGGCCCATTGGTTGGTGGGGCCAACATCCGTCCAATACAGTGGGCTGGTTTCCGGCGTGTTGTTGGTGCTGGGACCTTGAATACACTGGTATATGCGATTGGTGGTGGTACGAATAACCCGCGTATCGAGCGCGTAGGCGGTGGCACTGTTCCAAGCGCTGTAGGCTTCCGTGGCTGTGCTGCTGACCAGCATGGCCGATGAGATAGGGGTGGGCTTGGTTACCTTCATACTGCCGCCACCGTATTGATGGAGTCGCCACCGCGCACTACCCCATCGAGCAGCTTGGCTGTCTTGCCCGTGGCAATGGCAGTAGCCTGTGATTCAGCCCGCAAATTGATAACCTCTTGGCGCAAGGCGCGCAGCTCTTGCACCATGGCATCACTGCCGCCTGAAACCCGCACGCCTAAGCTGCCGTTGATATTGGCCAGCGGCATGATGGCTTCTGGACCGGCTTCGGCCATCTGTCCCATGTTGAACAACGATGGGCGCTTGACGACGGAGCCACCGCGAGAGAATGCGGCGCCCGTGGCAAAGGCGGCAACCGGAGCGCCTGTGATGGCAGCAATGACGGCATGCAGACCCGCAGCGGTACGGTCAGAGCCTGCGCCGATGGCGTCAGCAATGATCTTTTCAGCGGACTGTGCAGAGGCATCTAGCGCGGCCAACGTGGCATCAATGTCGCCCAACATAGCGAGGCTGTCAGCCTGGTAATTTTTGGGCGCGTTGTCTTCCAGCAGCTTAGCAACGGCTTCGGCCTGTGCTAAGTAATTGGCGATCAGGCTGGATTGGCCGGTTTCATTCAACTTATCAATCAGCGGGCTCAGCGTGTTATTCAGTTTGTCGGCGTAACTGGCCAGTGTGGTGCCGTCGCCCTGGCTGGCCTGCGCCATGCTGTAGGCCGTTGCAAACTGCGCCTGTAGGCTAGCCGCTTGCGCTTCGGGAGTTAGCTGAGAATAACGGTAGTTGGCTACCGATGTGCGCAGCGTTGCAGCGCTGGTACCCATGAGGTCAGCGAGTGCCTTTTGCGCGTCGTAATACTTAACTGTTTCCTCGCGCAGCTTGGATAGACGCGTGACGGACTTGCCGGAGTCAATGGCAAAGTTTTGCAGCGCGCTTTGGTAGTCCAGCAAGGCTTTTTTAGCAGCTTGCGCTGCTGTAGCCTGCGAGGCGGTGGCGGTGCTGGCGGCGGTCTTCGCTGCATTCAGCTCCGTAGTGGCCTGTGCGATGGCCGTGCTTGCAGCAGCTATGGCGGATTCGTCCGCAGCCAGCTTGGTATTGGCTGGGTCCAAAATAGCCCGGTAGGCTTGGTATTGAGGATCTGTATTGTTGATGCCCGCCAGACTTCCCCAACTGTTGTAACTGCGGTAAGTGCCCGTGGCAAAGCGGTTTGCGGTGGGATCATACCGGTAGGCGGTGTTGTTCATGTCCACATTGCCGCCGCTGATCTGCGCGCTATTCACGGCATAGCCGTTGGAGCTGGCAAGGCCATACAAACCCGCTATTTGCGCTTTGTAGTACGCCAGATCATTGGCCATCGTGGTGTTTGACGTACCAAGCGCACTTTGCGAATTCACCAATGCCGCATTGGCATTGGCCACCTTATCTAGCGCTGCCGTTTGCACGCCATTGGCAAGGCCTAGCGCACTATTGGCAGAGATAAGCCCGCTGTTGCTGGGCAGGGCGGTATTAATGCCGCCAATGCCCGCCTTGATGCTCTGCATGCTCATAACCGTAGGGTTGACGATCTGCAACGCGGCCTCGCGCACGGCCACCCGTTCAGCGGTGATTGCATCGATAGTGCTGCTGATGCGCGTGGCCAGCTTGTCAAACACATTGGTTATTACCGCCACAAATGTGGTGGTGTCCAGATTGGCAAGCGCGCCACTCAGCCCCTCAAAATCAATCACGGCCTTGGTTGACGCGGTACCCAGCGAGGCGATTTGATCTTGGAGCGACAGGGCCGACACTTGCGCATCGGTCAAGCCGGTTGACAGGCTGGTG